TTTCTAACAATCAGTCTATATAAACTTCTCCAGTAATTCCACCTTATTTTTATTATTCTCCTTCATATACCATTTCTTGCTTTCTGCGTCCCACATAGCACCAAGTCTCTTCGCCTCCTCCTTTCTCGCAAACGGGACATTCAAATAGAGTTTATTGTTGGTTTCGGCGTATGGGCAACTTGTTAAACCGATTGCCTGGTTCGCCAACTTATCGGCACCGTCATTCCCCACCGAATGTGGATCTGTTCCGTCCGTATGCCCTTTCACGTGAATAAACTCAATATTTGGTTTATCTTTGTATAGAGAGTAGGCGAGTTGGACCATCTCCTTATTTGGAATATCCTTGCTCCACCCTTTGGCATTACATGTTTCACCATAAGTCGTAGCAGCACGTATAGCATAAATAGAATCCGCTACAACTCCTAGTTTTTTACCTGCCATAACATCCTTCTCTATAATCCTATAAGCCTCAATAATTGCACCGAGTTCAGCCGTATTATTGGACTGTTTACCTACAACCCGCTTGGAGAGATTGCGTGGGTCATCGGGTCCAAAATAGACACCCATACCTGCCTGGGCTCTTTCTGAACCGTTGTTTGAGCACGACCCGTCAGTATAGACGTAATAGTCAGCGACAAACAGAGGTTTATCTTGCTTTATTTTTGCCTCAAATATAGTTTGCTTGTAAGCCATTGATTAAAAATGGATATTTCGTGTGAAATATCAATTTTTAGAACTCAAAAATCCGACCAAAATTGACACCGCCACTACGGTATCTGATTCACCCATATCTTCTGGTGAAATGTCTCTATCAGCCTTTTCCCCTGCTATGACTGCTGTTGCGCTACTCTCCACGCTGAGCTGGAGCGGTTTCATTGTATCTGGATTTATGCTGTGGGCTACCGGTAACACGAACGGCGGCTACTCTATGGTCGGTATCGCCATCTGTCTGCCCGCTGTCCTTGCCGCTCTACTCCCTCTATATGCCGGCGGCTCTTCCGCTACCTCTCCAGTTGTTTCCGCCTCAATGTCTCCTCAGATGACCGCACTCGCATTCCTAAGCGTACTCAGTTGGCTCGGCTTCATCGTTGCCGGTTTCATGCTGTGGGCGACCGGTAATACCAGCGGCGGCTACGCGATGGTCGGCATTGCCATCTGCCTCCCCGCGGTCATTGCCGCGGTTGTTGCCGTAGTCCACAGTCGCTCCCCTGCTCCCGCTGCTCCTGCGGCTGCCGCCGTTGCTGTTACTGCTGCACCTAAAGTTGTTGTAGACTCCAGTGTTATTGTCTAAAAATTGAGTCTTTGGTTTATTCTTTTTCAGTATTCAACTCAGATGGATATTGAAAAGCGAATTGAGGAGCTAGAGAAGACGCTATTGCGTTTGGAGTCACGCTATAGCCAGTCAAACCCCGTGGATGTACTAGCCATACGGGCGCTCAAGCGGGAGATTAAGAGGTTGAATGAGGAAAAGGCTCAGGCAAAAAATTGAATTTGCCACACTGTGTATCCAAGTCCGCAACAATGCTCCACACCTTCCACGATGGCTCTGTACTTCGAACAATAAGTGCAAAAGAGTTAGTGAAGGTTCCTATCTGGAACGGACAGCGGACCCTAGATAAGGCACACGCTGCTAAGATTCGTGACGCTGTCGGTGCTGCAGTGGACCGTCTAGATTCAGGCTACCGAATCGTCTATTATAATGAACCAAATACGAGTGGTAAAATGGTTCGCCAGTCGTATCTGATTGACGGTCAGCACCGTGCTGAGGTCCTGCGAGAACATTTCCTATCGTCGCTGTGCGAGCCGGATTTTACTGTGGTTGTCACCGAGAAGGAGGTAGAGTCCGAAACCGAGGCGATTGAGTTCTTCAACGCTATCAACAACGTCAAGCCTCAGCAGTGGCGGACTGACCCTGCCATCCTAGTAAATAAGTATGTGGTTGAAATGGAGAAGCGGTTCAACACCCGCGGAAACAAGTTCATCCGCGCGGCTTCTACGGTACGCCCTTACCTGGGGACGGACAAACTACGTGAGGCACTCAAGATGGTTGTTGCGTCCCTTGGTCAGGAAAAGGCTAGTATTGAGTCATTTGCTCTACGCGCTTTGGAGAAAAATAAGGAGTTGCTGGATAAGGCGTCAGTGCTTGTCTTAGCGAACACCAAGGATTCCAAGTATTATGAGAAGGCGGCTGGTGTTGGATTTATGCTAGCGGTGGATCCGAAGCTGCCGTGGGTGCGGGATTTGGTGCGGTAGTCATTGCGAGAAACGTATTATTTATCCGTTCTCGTTCCGCATTTATGACCTTTGCCTCCCATTCATTTTTGAATTTAATTATATCCTCACGACTTACACTCCCCTTACGCACCTTCTGTCCAAGAAATGTAGCCGTAAAACTAAACTGTTTATTAGGCTCGCTGTATGTAACGTGTAAAGGAAGACCTAGAGAATTTTCTTTCCGTTTACCCTGGTCTTTATTGTATATACCAATGTGATATTCTAGCAAATACAATTCACGCTGTTTCTTCTCTTCAAGTGTTATATCAGCGTAACGAAACGAAACAAATGGATGCTCTCTAATACCAAGCTCATGACAACCGTCACGCTTATCTAATCTAGTAATGCGTTCTGTACGGACACGATTACAGTTGTATTCTTTGGCAGCATCGGTGTGTGTTTCAAATATTTTAATTGTCTTACACGTGCGTGTATCATATGCTTCTATCCTTTTTATACGAGATTGGTTTCGTGCTTGTTCGGATTTAGTAGCCCAACGCAAATTTTCAGCCCTATTATCAGATTCAGGTTTGTTAATATGGTCGACTGTATGATCCTTGCTAGGCTGAGGTCCGTGGAATACGAGGCATACTAAATAATGAACTCCATAGGATCTATTATTGGTATAAACTGTACGATAGTCCATATCTGTAGTAGATCCATACCATTTATAAGGGTTCGGCACGTTTTTAATATAAATGCGACCCATATTTGAAATCTCAATTGATGGAAAATCAATATGAGTTTTCCAAACTTCACCAGGCAGATCGTCCATATTTGTAGAACAGATCTCTGACCACTGAATATTTCCAGTGTCAGTCTTATTCTTCTTTATAGATTTATCAATTCGTTTCTGTGTAATACCTGTGGCTTTTCTAGCTGCTGAAATAGATTCATATTGTTCTTGCTTTAGTATAGTTCCATCACTATTATAATACACAGCCAAAATACATCGGCACCTATTTACAGCACCCTTCTTTCCTCGCCCAGGATTTGTCAGTGCTGTTTTTTCTTTGTGTTCTTGTTTTGTAAGAATAGCAAGATTTTCTAGAGTGTTGTTTGCTTTCTTACCATCAATATGATCGACCTCATACTCAAACGGTATTACCCAATTGTAGATACATTCTAGTATAAAACGATGTGCCTGTTGAACCTTGTTGGGATTAAATATTGCATAACCTGATTTGCGTGGCTTTAGTTTGAATAAACGCCGTGTTGTTTTATTACGAATCTCACCTTTTCGGTTCGCTTCATAATTTTCAAAAGTTGGATGTGTAAACCACTGATCATCTGTGATTTTTGAAACATCTACCTTTGAAATTATTTCGTTGCGAATTCTACGAAGTTCAGGCTCGTTTGCCTGTTTAACCGTTTTAACAGCAAGTCTCTTCGCTTTATCATCTTTACGAGCTAAAGAGGATTCCACAGTGTGTGTATCTTTGCCATGCTGTGTATTAAGGGACCGGTTACACGGATCACAAATTGCTCCATTCCCTTCCAAAATATGACGAACCGACTTTTCATATTTTTGTCCGCAACGGCATGTATAAGGAATATTATTATAACGATCAAATATATCAGGAATTGTATAATCCTTAGCACCACACTCTGTAAGTCTAGCGATTAATCTCTTCCTAATTTCAATATGTAGTTTACTCTTATCATCCTTTATTTTTGCCTCATATTTACAAGAAGCACATAACGGACCATATTCTTTTATAATGCTACGAGGTGTATGTTCGCAAGATTTGCCACAGATACACGTATAACTTATAAGAGGTTTATCACGAGAGACCTGTTCAGGAACGGTGTAATGTGTAATTTTATCTTTTACGAAAGCATCTACTATACGTTCATGGTAAGATGACATTCTAAAAGAATATCACCAAACCGCTTTAAATTATGAGAGGATACAGTTTGTCCCTTTCAATTTTCCCACACCCCATAGCAGAGGATGGCAAACAACATAGACCCTGCTATTCAACAACTCATTGAAACGGCTGAAACGACCGATGACCCGCTCGGTTTCCTTATGCACAATTTTGTTGAACGCTATTCACCTATACAGTTAATCATTATGGATAGACATCCGGCTTTTTATCCTGTGTTTGAAGCCGCGCTTGACCGCATG